ACAGACAGGCCAAACGCGACCGGAACATGGCCCTTCGCGGATGGTTTTTGGGCGATGAGGCAGGCAACGAACACCGTGCCGCCGCCGAGCGCTGTGGCGTGTCGCTCTCCTCCCGCAGTTTGTCGATCCCTTTGTGGGAACTGGGCAGGGACGAAGAACTTCGTGATAACACCACCTCCGGATCGGCGGGCGGTTACACGATTCCCCAAGGGTTCCTTGCCGAGCTCAACAAAAGGCTTGTGCTGTTTAACCCGATGCGGGACGTGGCGCGCGTAATCCAGACGGAGACGGGCAACCCGATGCCTCTGCCGACGGTCGATGATTCGAGCAATTCCGCTTTGCTGACGAGCGAAGGCTCGGCAAGCTCGGCGACCGACCTGACCTTCGGTCAAAAAACTTTGAACGCCTATACCTATCGCAGCCTGGTCAAGGCGTCGAACGAGCTCCTTCGGGACTCTGGGATCGACATTCAGTCCTACATCGCCGAACTGCTCGGTGACCGGATTGGACGCGCCGAAGCCTCCGCCTTCACCACCGGCACCGGTTCCAGCCAGCCGGAAGGTTTTATCCAGGGTGCGTCCGCTGGCGTCACCGCCGCTGGTGCCACCGCCATCACCATCAACGACATCGTCGGCCTGATCAACAGCCTCGATGCCTGGTATCAGCCCAACGCCCGCTTCGTCATGCACCAGGCGATCTGGTTTTATCTGCTCAAATTGCAGGATAGTTATGGCCGTCAGTTGATCCCGATCAACTATGGCGACAGCGTCGAGCGTCGCCTGTTCGGCTTCCCGGTTGTGCTCAACAACGCAATGCAATCGTCCGTCGCAACCACTACCAAAACCATCGCTTTTGGCGATTTCAGTCAGTTCTACATCCGCGATTCGGGGCCGCTCATCATCAATCGCCTCGATGAGCGTTACGCCGACGCGTATGAAACTGGCTTTTTGGCTGTTGGCCGTCGCGACTCCAAGGTTATCCAGACCAACGCAATCAAGCTCCTCACCCAAGCTTAAACCTGACCTCATCGGGGTAGATCCTGATGAGGCAAAAAGCCCCTCTTGGGGCGTCCGTCGCCTCCACTCAGGCAGTACGGGCGCCCTTTTTCTTTTACTGGAGTCTGTTAATGCCGTATCAAGTCATGCAATCGATGGTCGGGGATCAATTCGATTATCGGGCCGGGGATATCGTAGATTGGGCAGATGCCGAGGATGCCGCTCGCCTGGTCGCTGCCGGAGTATTGGCACCCTTGCAGGAAAATAGCGATCCGGAAAATCCGGAAACAACCCGCGCCAGATCCCGCAAAAAAGAGACCCGCTAAGGTTTTTCCCACCGGGAGTCCAGACAATGGCCCTGCCGACACTTGCCGAGACCAAGCTGCATCTGCGCGTGACACACACCTATGAGGATGCGCTGATCACGACGCTCTTAGGGTCGGCAGTGGACCTTTTTGAAAAGCACACAAGGCGCTATCTCTCCTCCCAGACGCTGACCCATCTTCAGGACGGATTGACCAAACAGATCATCCTCCCGAAAGGTCCCGTGACGGGGGTTACGTCCGTGACCGTGCGCAGTAAAACCGGGACGCAGACAATTTCCAGTTCGCTTTATCTAACCTTTGTCGGGCAGAGCGAAACCAAGCCACAGGTGTTTTTTCTGGACAATGTCGTCCTTCCCGAAGTCGATGGCTACCCGTATGCGGTGACGGTCAACTATACGGTTGAGACGACGCCGATCCCCTCGTCCATCAGTCAGGCAATTCTTTTGCTTGTGGGTCACTGGTACGAAAACCGGGCGACGGTCGGCCCCACGGGGGGCGGGGATGTGCCATTCGCCTTTGAAGCGGTCTGCAACAAATACATCTGGGGGGCGTATTCGTGAAAATCGGCGACCTGAAGCGCCTGATCACGCTGCAATCGCCCACCAGCTATACCGATGAGCTGGGTCAGCCGGTCCGATCCTGGTCGACCTATGGCACGGCATGGGCGCAAATCCAGCCGATGGCGGGCAACGAAGCGCTCTACGGCCTTCAACTCAAGGGGATTGAGACCCATTCCGTGCTGGTCCGATGGGTGGATGGGCTGCTTCCCAGCCACCGATTCCTTTACGATAGCCGGATATTTAACATCGTGTCCATCCGCAACCTCGACGAGAACCGGCAGGCCATGGCGATCGCCGCAATGGAATGGCTGGAGGGGCCCGGATGATCAAGGTCAACTCCTCCAGGCTGGCCAGCGACATCGAGAAGGGGCTGCAAGGTCTCAGGGGACTCGTTAAGGACAAACAATTTGCTGCCGCCGCGTCCATCGCTCTGGCCGCAGGCGGGCGCATCGTCGCGCAAAAAGCCAAGTCCTTCGCTCCCAAGGGCGGACGCTCCAAAAAAGGGCAAACCAAGACCTACGACAAATCCGGTCTGTTGAAAAAATCCATTGCCGTGAAAAAGGGTGTCGGGAAAACCGGTCGCCCCTATTCGGTGGTGGGCCCTTCGGCCAATGTCTCCGAATCGGTTCGCCGCGGGCGAAAATCGGTGACACAAAAGCCCTCAAATTATTCTCATTTGGTCGAGCACGGTTTCCGGGCCCATCATCGGGTGCCGCTCGTCTCCGGACGCAATCACGAATCCATCGTCAAAAAAGGCGTCCTTTGGAAAGGGTCGGACCTTGAAAAATATGTGAAACGCCACCGGGTCCAGATGGCAAGCCTCACCCAGGGGAAAGCACGTCGTGCGGCCTACTTCATGGCAGGGAAGGGGCAAGGTTCGACAACGGTTCCTGGCCAACACTTCATGCAAAAGGCCTACGACTCCGCCAAAGGATCCATCGGCTCCGCGATTGTGATCAAGCTTCAGGCCGAGACCGAAAAAGCGATCAAGCGCCTTTCCGCCCAATCCCAAAGGAAATCCGCATGAGTCTTCCTTTCGCCCGTGTTTTGCGCATCCTGATGGTAGGTGATCCCGCTTGCAACGCCGCCTTGCCTGGAGGGATTCATCCCGACCAAATCCCCCAGGAGGCAAATCTTCCGGCGATGGCCTATGCCGTTTCGTCCGAGCCGGTCCAATCTCTTTCGGGATCATCAAATCTTTCCGATATCCGTTTTGCGACACTGAATTTGACGGTGATCTGTCGCACGGCGACACAGGCCGAAGCGGCGGATAAGGCCATCAACGATCTTGTCAAGGCACATCGGGAGAAGTCGACGGCGGGAGGTTACACCGTGCATCGGCTGATCTATTCGGGCATGAATTTTGAATCGGAATTTCTTTCGGACGGTGACGATGAAAGCTACCGCAAACTGACAGGAACCATCACCGGCTTTGTGCTCTAAGCGAATCCGAAATAGGCAGATGCGGGGTATCTCCGAACAAGGAGAACCCACGCCATGCCATCCGCCCCCGCCGCAGCCCCCCATATTGTCACTTCGCTTACCGTTGGTGGGGAGGTGATCGATGATCCATTCGACATCGATGGAGGCGGCGCCAGTCTGGTAAAGATCACCTTCGGTTCTCTCGTTCGCGGACAAAAATACTCCGTGGTTGGAATCAAGGAATACGAAGACATCAATTTTACCGCAAAGTACGACAAGACTGAATACGGCGTGATGGTGACCAAGCGCGATGCCAAAGCCGAAATTGATCTGGTCGTCGTATACCCTGCTCCTATCGGTGGCGCGGGGACCGAAACCCACACCTACACAGGTTTCGTGCAAAAAGTCATTAAGGAAAAAATCACGCAAGGCTCAAGCGAGGTGCAGGCGTATACGGTGACTTTTGTTGTCAATTCGATTGTTATCACCTAATCCCGAGTGGAAATAAGGGGAACTGGAAAAGATGTTTGAACTCAACGAACCCGCAAGCGTCTCAATTGAAGGCTTGCGGGGTCCGATCTATCTGCGTGGCTGGCCCTTGGGCAAGCTGACCCAGATGTATCAGCACATTGAAAAAATCAGCGACCCAACCACCCAGGAGGCTGCGGTCCGTTCGATTCTTGCCGGTTCGCTCTGCACTCCCACCGGAGGAGAGCTCACGCCGGAGGATATTTTGCGCCTTGATGCGGTGCCGCTCCCCGTGGCCATGCGCATTGCGCAAGAGGTGCTTCGGGTCAACGGCCTTTCTCCCGGCTCGGTGGAAACCGCTAAAAAAAATTCGAACGACCAGAACAACGAGCCATCTACCAACTAGCCGCAACGCTCGGAATGACGGTTGGCGAGCTTTGCCAAAGGATGAGCTTTGCCGAGTTCTCCGAGTGGTTGATTCTCCTGGGAATCGAGCCATGGGGCCCGTACCGGGACGATTGCCTGGTCGCCCTGCAAAGGCATGCGGCGCTTGCGCCCTGGAGCAAGGAACCGATCAAAATGCAGGATCTGGTTCCGCACTGGGGAGGGGCTCCCAGTCCCAAAAGCCGGTGGGAGGAAAAGGCGGCCAAGCTGCGTGACCGGGCGATTGCGGCGGTCGAAAGCAAAGGAGATTGACGATGGCCAAACAGGTGATCGCCGCGCCCGTCGTCAGTCTGGGGCTGGATTCGTCTGGCTTTTCCCAGGGGATGACCAAGGCCATTCCACAGGCCAAAGCCGCCGGGGCCAAGATCGGTTCGACCTTGGCTTCATCTATGGGTGGTGGTGGATCGCTGATCGGTTCGTTGGCCGCTGCCGCTGTTCCGCTCAATGCGGCTCTTGGTATCGCCTCAATGGCGGCCAATGCGGCCAAGTTGGTCCTGTCGTCGCCGATGAATTCGCTGATGGACAGGGAAGCGTATCAGGCTGAGCGTTCCGGGCTCCCGCTGCTGACTGGCAGCGATGCCGGGTATTCTGGTGTTTTCGCTCGGCTCGGCCAACAGTGGGAGGATTTGTTGGCGGACATGATGGTGGCCTTGGATCGGGCGTTTGATTTTCGGGGGTGGATTGAATACGCCCGTGGCGCTTTGGCCTCTGTTTCCGCAATTATGGAGGCCATCCTTGGCCCGCTTAAGGAGGTCACGAAAGATCCCAAGCATTTGGAGGAAATGTTCCGAATGGGTGGCGATATGCTGATCGATGTTTTTGAGCAGATTGCCGAAATTATGGCTGCAAGCTTCAACGCTTTGCTGAATGTGTTTCAGTCAGGGTCAGATATTTTTGTGGATACCTTTAACTCTTTTGTCGGTCTAACCAACGAAATTCAAAAACTGATTCCATCCTTTGGAAAATTGGTGGCAAGTATCTACTCCTTTACTCCTGAGATTTGGTTGTTAAGTATTGGTACTAATCTTGGCGCTAAAGCTGCGCAGGACTTGCTAAAAGGCTTAGGGCTCGTTAACCAAAATGGCCAAGCAGCTGCACCGGAAGGGCCGATCGGGAAGATTGCCAGGTTTGTAATTACGATGGATAAGCTGCCCCCCGAGTGGGCCGCCGTTCTTGGCGGCACCGCACGGGCGCTCTTTGCCGGGAT